TAACAATAATCCTGCTTCGAGTGCATTTATTATCGGAGCAATGACTTCGTTGCTTGCATTTGCAAGTGGCGGCTTTATGAGCGGTGCTGCAATTGGTTTATTCTTACGTTTAGCTAATAATACAATCAAAGGTGACAAGTTTTCTACAGCACTAGGCAAATCAGTTAAAACAGCAGCAATTGGCGCATTTGCAGGTGCGCTAGGAGATGTAATGTCAGATGCTGTAGATGTAGCAGAACCTGCTGTAGAAGGCGGAGCTCAAGAAGTAACAGCTGAAGTAAGTAGCGATGAAATTAAGGCTGCTGGTGGCAACGATGCTGAAGAAGTTACTCAAGCAATATCTGAAATGACAGCTGACGAATATAAGTTACAGTATGCACAGAAAATTGCAGAAAACTTCAACAACATGTCTGAGGAAATGATTCAAAAGATAGCAGATAACGTTGTACTTGAAGGACAATATCCTGATGATTTTAATGCAAGATTTGACGGAACAGTTGTTAGAGGAAACATTTATCTAACAATGGAAGAAGCAAATGCATTTGATAAATTTGTTAATAATAACGATCCGTTTGGTTCAAGAGGAGTCATGGGTTCTGAAACAACCGAATGGATGAAGGAAAACATTGAAGGTGCGCAGGAAGCACTTGACGCTGAATCATCAGCTCAAGCGGCACGTGATGCAGAATTAAAAGCAGAATATGATGCAATGAGTGCTGAAGAACAGAAAGCATTTGACCAAGAAAGAGCAGCAAAGTACGGCGACTTTATGGACGTTTCGCCGCCAGGTGAGCCTAAATATGATACTGGTAATGCAGATTTGGATACTACATCAACTAAACCAGGAGAAGGCTTTACTACAGACAGTGGCGCAACTTACTCTAAAGAAGATTTACAAAACTTAATCCAACAAGCTGCTGAAAAAGGCGAAGTGCCTGATGTTTCGAGTTTAGTGGATAGTAAAGACATTGATGCTGGATCGTATGCAGATGATGTATCAGCAATAGAAACAGAACTTAGAGAATTAGGTATCGATCCTTTAAAAGTTCCAGATGAAGATGCTCTAAAAGCAGTTGGTGTAGAAGACGCTGCTGAATCTGTAGAAGATCAGTTGTGGAATAATTTTGCATTATATGAAGCAAGTTTAAAAGAAGGTCCGCTGGGCAATGCTGCTAAAGGTTTTGCAAAAAGCGTAGGCGGGGTAGTAGGAGCAGGTGCAAAAGCTGCGGCAAGTGGTGCTGTAAGTGCCGTTAAAAAAGGCGCAGCAGCAGTAGGTAAAGAATTAGGCCAAAAAATTACTGCTAGAAAACTAAACAAAATGTGGAAAGATGCAGGATCACCTACAGACACTGGTGCTATTGCAAATATACTTTCACAAGCCGGACTTAGTGATGAAGAAATTGGAACAGTTGGACAAACTAATAAAGTTGAACTTAAAACTACTCAAGAGCCAGATGCTTCTACACAAGACGAAACACCTCCAAATCAAGATCAAACGCAGCAGCAAACTACTGCTCCGCAAATTGATTTAAAATTACTTGCTGATCAAATTAAGAAATCCGGTGTTGCAAAAGAAGTTAAGAAACAGCTAGCTAATAAAGCATTTTCTTAAAAGAAAGGCATCTTAGTTTCTTTAGTAGTTTCTAAGTTGCCTTCAATAATTTTAGAAATAATTTCTCGATCTTCGTTGCCCATATCAAAGCCTTCAGACACACTAACACTTCCTCGCATAAACCAACACATGCGATAGATACTGTGTTTAATTTCTTTTACTTGTTTGTCTAGGACCTCAACCTCTTTGAGAATTTGCTCAATCGGCCAGGTTAAGATCCTTGCCCGAAAAAATTTGAATGATCAAACGACACAGGTACACTAAACGTATCTGGTGCACCGGCGTCTCTTTCTTCTTGAGTTGTTTCTACTGTCACAGGTTTAGTTTGAAATAATTCTTTTAATTTTTCTACGTGATTTTTAATAGCATTGTAGATTGATGTATCGGTATTTTCTAAAAATTCTTTAATATGCGCACGATTAGATACTGGATCGTCTTGTTGATATTGGATAGCAACAACACTGTCGTGAATTGTATTAATATTAATGTCAGTTAATGTTTTAAAACTCTTGTTAAACAATTCCATTTTCTTTGTATCGTCGATTTCTTCTTGATTAACAATAGAAATCAATCTTTGCTCTTCAAAAGTTTTTAATGCAAGTGTTGTAAATGTTTCGTAATTCATAGGACGAATTTGCACAAGAAAGTCACCTGCTTGTAAAACGTCTTCGTATTCTTTTTCGTTGTACGAATCTAACAATCCTCGTAGATCTAAATCATACGATTTTTCTAGATCAGTGTTTGGAATTTTAGTTGTTACTTCCATTGCTTCGCCAAAACTAGCAATACGAATAGCAACTAAACATGCATCTAAGTCAATACTAGGCATTTTCCATGCATTTTTAATTGAAGGAATACAACTTTGAAGAACATCGACAGTTGACTGTCCATTTAATAATGCATCTGGAGTACGCATAGTAATTTCGTCTTTAGCAGTCATTGGAAACACTGGAACTTCACCGTTTTCAGGCAACTCTAGAGATCCTTCTGGCCACCAGCGACCTTTACTCGGTAACTGAATGTAAACTTTAGGTTGTCTAAAGTGCTTTTGTAACGGGTTAGGACCTAAAGTTTGTGACTGTAAATTTTGCATATTATCTGACATGTTAATTCTCCTGCTAAATACATTAGCAAAGTATTTATAGATACTGATTAACTGGGTACTTAATTAATGGCAAGAGTAATGATAGACATTCCTAACGTAGGTCCTGTTGAAGCAACAAATGCTGCTTCAGAAAGCACTTTACAGGAATTAGTAAAAGCATTAACCGGAAATAAAAACGGATCGTCAACTGGCGGTGCCGGCGGCAGTAGCGGCGGATCTGGTATGCCTACAAAAGAAGTTAAAAGTTTTGGAAAAGAAATAGCCGAAACAACTACATTTGTAGATGATCTAGGTGACGCAGCAAGTTCAGCTTCTAAAGGTCTGTTGGGATTTGCCGTTGGCGCAGTTAGTTCTGCAATTGGAGCAATGACTAATTTTGGTTCTGCACTCATGCTTGGTACAGGAAAAATGGGCGAACTTGGCTCAGCAATTCCTTTAATAGGCGGACCATTAGGTGCTCTAGGAAATATGCTAGATACACAGGTAGATACCTTTAGAACTGTTGCCGAAACCGGAGCAAGTTTCGGCAATGACATACTAGGTGCTACAAAAGCCGCAGCTAATGCCGGTTTAACTCTTGATCAATTTACTCAAGTAGTTACACAAAATTCTGATTCGTTAGCGTTACTTGGCGGATCTCAAACTGAAGGTGCTAAACGTTTTGGCGAAGTTTCAAAAGCATTAAGAACTAGTAGACTAGGTGATCAACTGTTTAACATGGGTTATTCTATGGAAGGCATTAACGAAGGCTTTCTAAATTATACAGAAGAAATGGCACGCCAAGGTAGACTGTCAGGAATGACAAATGCTCAGTTAGTTGAAGGTTCTGCTAGTTACATGAAAGAACTTGATGAACTAGCAAAAACAACCGGCAAAACTAGAGAAGAATTAGCTGGTATGAGACAACAAGCCCTTGACGATGCTAAAATTAATAGAATGGCTGACGGTTTACAAGGCGAAGCTCGAGAGAACTTCTTAAATAATATCACTCAACTTAATTCAGTATCGCCTGCGTTAAGAGACATGTTTGTTGATTTAGCAGACGGCGCAGCACAAACCGAAGAAGCACAGATGCTAATGGCAACAAGTGCAGGCCAAAGTGCAATGGCGCTTGCCCAACAAATGAAATCCGGCGAATTAAGTGAAGCAGAATTTAACAATAGATTAAGAGCACTTGGTCCGGAACTTGACGGCTTTTTTGGCAATATGAGTCAAGCACAACTCCAAGCGTTAGAAACAACTAACCCTGCTATGTATGCACTTGCAGAATCAGCAATTGGGTTAAATCGCTTACAAGAAAAAAGCGTAAAATTAACAAAAGATGAACAAGATAAAAGACAAAAATTAACTGACTTTACTACCAGCTTTCAACAAGTGTTTGTAGAATTACAGGGTAAAATTAAAAGTTTATTTCTTGAGAGTCCGCTGTTCGAAACATTAAGCGATGCATTTACTGGAATATTAGAACCAGTTGAAGGCACAACAGGTATCTTTGATAAAATAAAACCTAAACTAGAAGAATTTATGGAATGGATAAATGGTTGGGTGAAACAGTTTATGGCAGATCCTGTAGGTACTTTTGAAGAAATTAAAGATAATATTGTACAAGCGTTAAAAGACGGCGTAACGGCATTGTTTAGTAACTTTTTACCAGGACTTGATACAATTTTAATTGGTGCATTAGCCGGAATTGCTGCATTATTTGCAGCGCCATTTATTGGAGCAATAGGTGCTGTTGCCGTAGGTCTTGCAGCAATGTTCGGATGGGAAACAGTTAAAGAAAAAGCACAAGAAGGATGGGATGCAATAACCGGGGTCTTTACTGGAATTAAAGATTGGTGGAACGAATTAAGCTTTAGTGAAATGTTCCAAGGAGCATGGGATAGTGTAACAGGTATCTTTAGCGGAATTAAAGATTGGTGGAGTAATTTAAGTTTTTCAGGCATGTTAACTGATGCGTGGAACGGCATAAAAGAATGGTTCGGCGGACTGTTTGATTTTGATATTAGCTTGCCTAACTTTAGTGATTATCTACCAAGATGGATGGGCGGCGAAGGTAAATCGCTAGGAGATTTATTTGGAAGTGATACGCCTACTGAAGCAGCAGAAGTTGCAGCATCTACTCCAGATGAACCTGCTGCAACAACACAGACAGCAACAGCAGCAAGTCCTGCTCAGAGTATGGAACAAAATGAAGCAGTTGCGTTAAATACTACGATGCAAAGAATGATTAGTTTATTAGAAGAAAATAATAGACTAACAAGAAGAACAGTAAATGCAATTGCTGAATCAGGCAATTTACAAGGTTAAAGACAATGAGTTGGAAAAAATATTTTACACCAGTACCGACAGGTAACGGCACAGACGGAAACGTAAGTCCGATTAGCGGACGCTCCGGCGGACAAGCTGGTCCTGCACGGTCTAACTATTCATCGTTTTTACCTGATGTATATGTAGGTGCACCTAACCGTATTGAACGTTATGGTCAATACAACACTATGGATTTAGATTCAGAAGTTAATGCTGCACTTGACATTTTATCAGAGTTTTGTACACAGTTCAACAAACAAAATAGAACTAACTTTTTATTAGACTTTAAAAAAGATGCTACTAATACAGAAATTAAAGTTTTAGAAGGCATGTTACAACAATGGTCAAAATTAAATGACTTTGAAACACGTATGTTTAAAACTGTTCGTAATGTGTTTAAGTATGGTGATGCGTTTTATATTAGAGATCCAGAAACAAAAACTTGGTATCATGTAGATCCTGCAAAAGTTGTACGCATTATCGTTAACGAAAGCGAAGGCAAACGTCCTGAACAATACATTGTTAAAGACATGAATATTAACTTTATGGATAAAGTAGCAACTACTCCATATCAAACAAACGGCAATGTAACAGGCGGTGGCGACGGATACCTACAAGGCGGCGTTCGTGGAATGGTAGGAAATTCGAGTCAAGGTAGTGCAGCAGGCGGACGTTTTGGTTTAGATAAAGAAACTGAAATTGCAATTGATGCAGATCATATGGTTCATTTAAGTCTTTCAGAAGGTTTAGACAATAATGCTCCATTTGGCAATAGTCTGTTAGAATCAATCTTTAAAGTTTATAAACAAAAAGAATTGTTGGAAGATGCGATTATCATTTACCGTACGCAAAGAGCGCCTGAGCGTAGGGTGTTTTATGTAGACGTAGGCAACATGCCTAGTCACTTGGCGATGCAGTTCGTAGAACGTGTAAAAACAGAAATCCATCAAAGACGTATTCCGTCGAAAACAGGAGGAGGCACTAACGTAATCGATAGTGCATACAATCCACTTTCAACAAACGAAGATTATTTCTTCCCACAAACTGCTGAAGGTCGTGGTTCTAAAGTTGAAACACTACCAGGCGGTACTAATCTTGGTGAAATTGACGACTTAAAATACTTTACTAATAAACTAATTAGAGGTTTACGTATTCCTAGTTCGTACTTGCCAAGTGCAGCACAAGATGAAGGTCAGGGTGCATTTAATGACGGCCGTGTTGGCACAGCATATATCCAAGAATTGCGCTTTAATAACTATTGCGAACGCTTGCAAGGTTTAATTGTAGAAGTGTTTAATCAAGAGTTTAAACGCTACATATTAGAAAAAGGCGTAAACATTGATGTTGCAATGTTTGATCTAAGACTGCAACCACCGCAAAACTTTGCAAGCTATCGTCAATCAGAACTAGACAATCAGCGTATTGGTACATTTGGACAAATTAGTGCAATTCCTTATATTTCTAATCGCTTTGCACTAAAACGTTTCTTAGGACTAAGCGAAGAAGAGATTGCTGAAAATGAACGTCTATGGCGAGAAGAGAATGATGAGAATCTGCAACAACCGCCAACTGACGCAAGTGCAGAAATGCGTGGCGCAGGTATTAGCGGCGCAGGTCTTGAAGCAGACCTAGGTGCAGCGGAAACTGAAACTGATATGGACGCAGGCGGCGAAATGGCAGGAGACGGAGCACCTCCAGAATCTGCTACAGATACAGATCTTGCAGGCGATGCCGCAGGCGCAGATACACAACAAACGATATAAATACTATTATGCATTTACGAGAATTTTTTTATTTTGATCGAGAAACTATTGAGCCTGTCGAAGACAAAGGCTATGATCCTTCAATGGACGATTCTGTTATGAACAGAAGCGATACTCGTAAAACACGATTAACTCTGCGTCAGATTAATAAAGCACGTAAAGCATCTGAAATGCATAACGAAGAAAAAGATAAAGAATTATTTTTTGTTAGACAGATGTATGGAATAGCTGCGAACACCGAAGCAGGAGTTTAATACATGACTCAAGCCTTTGTATGCGGCAACGGCGAAAGTCGCAAAGGTATCAACCTAGACTATCTTAAAAACTTTGGAAAAGTATTTGCTTGTAATGCAGTTTATAGGCATTACAAACCTGACTACTTAATTGCCGTTGATGTTAAAATGATATTAGAAATCAATCAACACAAGTGGCAATATGACAATCAAGTATGGACTAATCCTAATAAAGCATACAACGGCATGGTTAATCTTAATTTCTTTAATCCGTCAAAAGGTTGGAGCAGTGGTCCTACTGCATTATGGATGGCTAGCAGTCACGGATACGAAACTATCTACTTATTAGGTATGGACTTTAGGGGCAGAGAAGATAATAAAGGACAGTATTCTAAAGTAAACAATATATTTAGAGATACACAAAATTATAAGAAAAGCCACGATCCTGCAACTTATTTTGGCAATTGGGAACGTCAAACATTAACTACTATTAAAAATAATCCTAACAAAAGATATATAAGAGTAGTAGAAGACAACGACGACTTTGTCCCAAAGCATTTAAAGGATTTGTCTAACTTAGAACATATTAAAAAGTCAAATTTTAAAGAAAAATTTGAAATTTCTCGTTCCTCCCCTCAAAATACGCCGTTTTGAGCCTATTATCACTATATATTTTTTAAAAGACGTAAATAATAATACACAGCCTTACGTAACACTTATAGGAGACAAAAATGGCAGATTTATCAAAAATTGAGCAAATGCTCGAATCACTTGTCAATGAAGACAAGTCAAAAGCAGAAGAACTTTTCCACGAGTTTGTGATTGAGAAGTCAAGAGAGATTTATGAAGGACTGCTAGAATCAGATCTAGAAGACCTTGACGAAGCTGACGAAGAAGTAGATGAGTCAGAAGACGATCTAGAAGAAGCTACTGACGAAGAAGTAGATGAGTCAGATGAAGAAGTAGATGAATCAACAGATGAAGAAGTTGATGAAAACTTTGACCTAGAAGAATTTGAAGTCGAAGGCGACGACGAAGAAGGCGACGACGAAGAAGGCGACGACATGGGCATGGATATGGACATGGGCGGCGACGATGACGACGAAGATACCGAAGAGCGTATGGACGATCTAGAAGACGCACTAGCTGATCTACAAAAAGCATTTGATGACATGATGTCAAAAGATGGTGGTGACGACGAAGACGGCGACATGGACGATATGGGCGGAGACCCAGCTGACGACATGATGGGCGACATCGAAGACAAGCCAGAAGAAGAATCATTTGCATTCGAAGCTGATGACGAAGACGATGACGAAGACGAAGAAGTTGACGAGTCAGAAAAATCAGAAACAGAAACAATGAGAGAATATGTCGAAAAAGTAACTGCTAAAATGGGCGACAACGGTGCAAACACCAAGTCAACTGTAGCTGGTAAAAACGACATGGGCGGAACTACTGCTAACATCGCAAAAAATGGCGACGGTGGCAATGGCGGCACACAAGGCGGTCTAGCAAATCCTTCAACAAGTGAAGAAAATGCTGGTAACGTAAATGTGCCAGGCGGCAAGGCGAGCAAATCAATGAAAGCTCAGCCAAACGGCCACGGTGCTGAAAAGAAAGGCAAAGGCGAAAGCGGAGCCGATACTAAGAGCACAATTGGATCGTAAGGAATAGTTAATGTTTAACTTAACTGAGAATTTATCATTCGACCAAGCTAGAATGGTCGTTGAGACGACTGAAAACTCAAATGGAGGCAAAGACCTCTATCTAAAAGGAATCTGCATACAGGGAGGTGTACGTAACGCCAACCAACGTGTGTATCCTGTAAATGAGATCGGTAGGGCTGTGAAAACGCTCAACGATCAGATCAGTGGCGGATATAGTGTTCTTGGAGAAGTTGATCATCCTGAAGGTCTAAATATTAACCTAGATCGTGTATCGCATATGATTACTCAAATGTGGATG